CTGGGCGTCCGTGATCGTATGGGAGCCGACCAGTGAGTAGTGGCCCCGGCCGGACGTGTCCGCGATCAAGATACCGTTTTCGGCCATATTGGTCCCAAGGCCCGTGCGGATACCCGCGACCGTGTCGGCCGTCCCGGACATTGTGAAATGGACGCCTGAGTAGTGGGCGACGACGTCCAGCCTGGTAGCCCATTCGGGGACGTCCAGCGTCGGGCGCTGGGCGGCCGTGATCGGCCAGGACGCGTAGGACGACGTCGGAATGGCCTGGGCCGTTCCCGCCGCGACGCTTCCGTCCGGGTACAGCGTGACCATCTGGCGCCGCGTCCGGGGGTTAGCGACCCGTCGGACGTCCTTTATCATTGCGGACGTGATCGTCCCGGTCGACGCCGGAATGTCGACGCGGGCCAGGGTCACGGCAGACCGGCCGCCGTAGCCCGGGACGTCCTGTAGCCGGGTCGTGCCGACCGGGACGTTAGGAATCACGCGTGTAAACACGTAGGGGCCGACGGTCGGATCCGCCGGATCCTGCCACGGCTCGCCCGCCATATAGGGATCTTCGATCTGGGCGACGATCAGGTCGCTACGCCCGGCGCCGGACCCAGTCGGGGCGATAGCGACCGTGTCCTCGACCGGGTTACGGGCCACGTAGGTCTGTGAATCGCCCCCGGCCGCACGGTTGCGGACCAGGGCGGCGCCAGGCAGGACCCGGACGGATCCGCCAGGCACGGACAGCGGTACGACCTTCAGGTCGCCGACGTTCACGATTCCCTCAGCGCCGGACGTGGCCGCGTAGGCCAGCAGACGCGCGACTTCGGGTGAATGCTGGGCGCCGCCGCCGACGAACCAGGGGACACTATCCCACGACATAAATTCTCCTTAGGGGGTTAGGTACGCGTCGCGCCATAGGGCGCGGACGTTGGCGGTGCCAGACTCAGACGACCCACGCAGGACCATCTCGTACGCGCCGGGCGGGATCGACGCCTGGGACAGGCGGGCCGACGTGCGGGTCAGGGACCCGGCCACGCTGGCGCCGTTCCGCAGGATCGTCCGCGCCCAGGGGCGGGTATCGACGACCAGCGTTTCGTCGTATGCCAGGGTCGTCCGAAATTCCATCTTGAACAGGTCGACGATTTCGACGACCGGGTTAGTGATCGGCCCGGCGATTTCAAACACGGGCCAGGTCGGGACCTCGCCGCCGACGACCAGGGCGGTCGAACGGTCCGACGTCGGGGTCGTCGTCAGCGGCTCAGCCAGCGGGGCGATCAGGCCGCCGCCAGGGGGCGGGGCCAGGGCGACGGTCGACAGGTTCTCCGCGCCGTACCAAAGCGGATCCGCACAGGCGAAGTCAGCGACGACGTCGGTTAGGCCGTCGTACAGGTACGTATCTACTGAGGCGAAACGGCGGGGGCGGCCGAAGGTCAGCCGCCCCGTGTCCGCCGTCAGCGTCGCCACGGCGCCCGGGGTCCGACGGACCGCGTCGGCCCGCCATGCTTGAGTAAGCACGGCCAGGCGGGCGCGGGCGTCGGTTTCGCTGGTCCCGTTTACGGCGATATCGAAGCCGATAGTCCGGCCGCCGAAATAGTCGGCGCCGAACATGACGCCGTCAGCCCGGGGCCGGGTAGCGTCGTCCGTCTCGATATCAGCGGCGCCCAGGTCGGGCGCCTTAGTGAACACGTACCCGGACGCGACGCTACCAAATGGCAGGTCGGCGCCCGGGTAGGTCAGTGTCCAGTCATTAGGCATGAACTCCCCCTCGGGCGATACGGCGGACGTGGAACATGGTTTCGTCCAGGTCCTGGCGGACGTTGCCCGACGACTGTAGGGTCAGGGACCCGATCAGCGGGCCGCCGCCAGCCTGGACAGCGCCAGCGACCGTAGCCAGGGCGCCCTGGACCCCGCCGCCCTCGACCACAGGGGCCGGGACGGTCGGCACGGACGTGACCATACCGGACACGGCCCTTTCGACGTCGCCGTACATGTCCCGGATACCCAGGACCAGGCCTTCGCCGATGTTTACGCCGTAGGCGCGGAACACGCGCGACGGGGAATGGATACCCAGCAACTTCTCGAACGGGCCACGGATCGCCTGAGGCACGATATTCAGGACAGCCCGGCCGATGGATCCCATCATGGAGCCAATACCGTTGATAAGTCCCTGGATGATCTGGACGCCCGTGTTCCACAGGGCGGACCCGGCGTTACCGATAGCCCCAGTGATCCGACCGATCAGGCCGCTAAAGAAGCTGACGACCCGACCGATTCCGCCGGACACGCCGGACACGACGCGCCCCATAGCGCCGGACACGATGCTTACGGCGGCGTTCCAGGCGCTAGTGAAGAAGCCGCGTACGGCGTTCAGCCCGCCCAGGACGATCCCACGGACGCCAGCCAACAGCCAGCCGACCGTCGACGAGATACCGTTGGCGGCGCCCCGGACGATCCCGGTGATCGCGTTCCAGGCGCCCGAGAACAGGCCACGGAACAGCGACATAGCGCCCTTTATCAGTCCGCCGACGCGGCCGACGATCCATAGCTGTACGAAGTTCCAGACGGCGGTGACGGCGCCGGACACGATCTGGCCCAGTGCGGACCAGGCGGCCGCCCAGTCGCCACGGAACAGCGCCGATACCAGGTTCACGACGCCCTGGATCACGGTAAAGATGCCTGAGAAGATCCCGACGACGTTGGTAAACATGCCCTGTAGCGTGTCCAGGACGAACGGGCCGATGAAGCCCCAGACGTTGCGGATCACGTCGGCGACGCCCTGTAGGATCGGGCCGATCTGAGCCGCGACTACATTGATCGTCTCCCCAAGTTGTGTAAACAGTGGTCCGGCCTGGGTCGCCATTGCCTGGAACGCTGGAATAATCGACGTCGTGATTATGTCGCCCAGGACCTGTAGGACGGGCTGGACGCCGGTAACGATCGCGGTACCCAGATTGATAAGGGCGGGCAGGATCACGGTAGCCACGATCGACGCCAGCGGCGCCAGGGCGGCCATGACGCCATTGAAGATGTTCGACAGGATTTGCATTGCAGGGCCGACGGTCCCGCTGATCGCGTTCCCCAGGTTCAACAGGGGCGGTAGTACGCTGGCGGCCAGTTGTTCGCCGATCGGGCGGAAGTAGGCCATAAAGCTGTTGCCGATCTGGGCGAACGTGGCCCCCACGCCCATAGCCGCTTCGCGGATCCGAAACAACATATCGACGGTCGGGTCGTCCTCTTCCAGACCCCAGCCGCCCTTGAAGTCGCCGTTGGCCAGAATGTCCCAGACGCCGACGGCAGCGTTACGGACGGCGTTGAACCCGGGCGCGGCGGACTGGGCCAGGTTGGTAAGGCTGGTACTGATCCAGCCGATCGCCCCGGCCAGCGTTTCGGCCGCCGGGGGAAGGATAGTTGTGAGCAGGGGGACCAGCGGCATTAGGGCGTTAGCCATAGCCATATTGACCGTGTCCTGGACCGTCGACCAGACGCCGGACAGGGTCTTGGCCTGTTTGGCCATAGACCCGCCGTACTCCTTGTTCATCTGCTTTTCCAGCAGGGGCAGGACGTCCGTAGCCAACAGTTCGCCCTCTGACGCCATTTTCTGTAGTTCGGCGACCGGCTTACCCATAGCCCGCGACGCGATAGCCCAGATCGGGATACCGGCCTCGGTGATCTGTAGCATTTCCTCAGCGCTGACCTTGCCCTTACCCATGATCTGGGACCAGGCGCGGACGGTCTGATTCAGACCTTCCTGATTCAGGCCCAGGGCGCCCGCCGCGTCGCCCAGCGCCGTCATGGTTGGCAGGGCAGACCCGGCGGCCGCGCCAGCGCCTAGCAACTGGCGGACGTTGTCCGTCAGGCCGGACAGTTCGAAGGGCGTCTTGGCGGCGAACGCCGACACGTCGGACAGCATCTTCTTGGCGGCGCCGTTGCTACCCAGCAGGGTTTCAAAACTGATCTGGGCCTGTTCCATGAAGGCGGCTGTTTTCAGACCGGACGCGATACCCTGGCCCAGCCCCAGACCGGCGGCCAGGCCGACGGCGGGGCCGATCATGCCCTTCATTACCGGCAGGAACCCGCCGCCGAAGGCGCGGGCCGACGATTGCCCGCTGTTGCGCCCGGCGGCGTCTAGGTCGGATCCGATTTCCCGGCCCAGCGCCTTCTTGAAGTCGCGGGCCGACGGGATGATAGTTAGCGTCGCGTATCCGACGTTAGACATTAGCCCTCCTTAGGCGGGGGTGATTCTTTAGCCAGCCGGGCCTTCTGGGCCTCTAGGGCGGCGCGTAGATCCGCGTACCTGGACGGTTTCTTGGCCTGGGGCCGTGACGGGTGAATTTCGCCGGTAAACGCCTGGAACAGATCGGCCAGGAGGAAGGCGTGGGTATCCCAGCCGGGGGCCTCGGCATACTTACGGGCCGTCGCCGACTCAGGGGGCAGGCCCGCGATCAGGACCGACAGCCGCCGCAATGACAGCCCGCCGCGCCAGTAGTCCGCCAGGTCGACGCCGTGGTAACGCTGTAGGTCGTATTCCACGGCGTCGGGCGACTCACGGATCAGCGCGACGAGCCCTGTCAGTTTCCCGCGATACCTACGGCCTTGTTCAGGGCGTCGACGAACTTACCCAGGACGGACGCCTTAGGTTTAGCGGCCCGCAGCTTCTTGTTAGATTCGTCGTCCAGGACCTCAGCCAGGAACGCCAGGACGCGGCCGTTTTCGTACGCCTCGATAGCGTCGAACGACCATTCGCTGGACGGGTGGACCGTGTAGTCCTGCCCGTCGAAAACAAAGGGGATCATTTCGCCCAGTGCCTCAGCGGCGGCGGGGGAAGAATTGGTAGACATAGGGGATGCTCCTTAGCGCGGATCAGGATTTAGCGCGGGTGGGTTGTGAAACAGGGAAGGCGCCCCGCGCGGACGCCTTCCCTGTAGTTAGTCAGTTAGTGCCAGACGCCTTACGCGGCGTTCGGGTCGTCCTCGACCGTGCGGTACAGGGTGTTGTCCGCCTCAGGGAAGATCACGACGGTAATTTCGTAGACCGTCGGGTCGGTTTCGGATTCCTTGACCGTCGCCACTTCCTGGACTTCAGCGGTCGCGGCGTGGCGGCGCTTAGTACGGGAACCGTCCCGAAGTTCGAAGCCGACGGCGAACTGTTCGCCCGCCACAGGCGTCTTGACAACGCTGGTACGGACGCCGGTAAGGCCGTCGACCGTACGGGTCGACCCTGGATTCACCAGGTCGAACACGACGTCGTTATCTTCCAGGGCGACGAACTTGAACGTTCGCTTGTGCTTCCCGCTGGTCCGCTTGAACAGCACGCCGCCCCAGGCGTAATGCTCGCTAGATTCGGACTCACGGGATTCCTCGAAACCTGCTTCGCCGTCCAGCAGGCCCACGGCCGTCCATCCGGCGGCCCAGGCCGCAGTAGTGTCAGTCGGTCCGGCAGTGCCTACGGGCGCAATGTATACGTCCGCGCCCTGCCAAAGCTGAGTTTCCTTTGCGTCGCCAGCCATTAGCTACGCTCTCCTTCTATGAAAGTTGGCTAGGCCGTAGCCGCGCCGTGAATGTGAAATAGGACATTGGCTTCCCCGTGTCGGGGTCGCCGGTCGGG